GCACAAAAACGTGCGGAAGAAGAAGCAGCGAAACGTGCGGAAGCAGAGCAAATTGCACAAGCTAACCAACGTAACTTAACCCAAGCACAAGAAGCGTTAGCTCGCCAAGAAGAAGAGCATGCGAAGAAAGTCGCAGAACTTCAAGCACAGATTGATGCGATGGCAAAACAGCAAGCGGAAGTTACAGTGGAAGCGAAAGCACCTAAAGCGAAGGCTAAAAAGGTAGAGAAACCAGCGCCTGTAGCGGAAGAAGAAACTAACTTTGACGAAGTGGACTACTAATGACAACGATCAATGACTTGATTGTACGCGCAGCGCGTGACTTAAATGACTATACAGACGAAGTGCCGAATAAACAGTTCCAACGTTGGACGCAAGAACAACTACTAGGATACTGGAATGAAGCGCTTTGTGTGATGTATACGCTCAACCCGAGTAAATTTAAGTGCGCCAAAGTTGCTAAATTGAAACCTGGTATTAACCAAGTATTCGATGAATGCAAGCGTGTACTATCAGTCATTGGTGTAAGCGACAAAGACGGAAACGTGCTGTATGAAATTGAAAAAGATACAGATGATAAGAAGTTAAAGTGGGGTGGTTATCGCCCACGTCATTGTACGACGTTTACACACAATCGTGACTTTAAGTTGACCAGTTATCGAATTTTAACGGATAAGGACGGCTCGGTTATGGTTAAACCAGCCGTTCCTTATGGTATGGACGTTCATCTCAAGTTTATGTGCGAAACACCACCACGTGAGTTTGAGATGAACAATTTAAGTGCTGACGTGGCACAATCAAACTGCATCGACGTGGCAATGGGCGTACACTGGGTACTTTTCCGAGCATTGATGGTAGATGAAGAAAGCCAGTCGTCAAACTCACTCGCAAGTCAGCACTTAAACTTGTTCTTTAAATTACTCGAAGTTAAGACAGAGACCGACAAAGACAGTAACTACAACCTTGAAGGGTTACCTGCAGTACTTAAGCAGTTGGTTGCTAGAGAAGTGGCTCGATACCAGTTGGGGATTAAATAATGTCAGACCAAATTGAAACCGTACCACTATCTTATTTTATTGACGAACTCATGTTGCTAGACGGGATTGAGCAACCAATGGCAGAAGACTATATTCGCAAAGCTGCGATTGACTTCTGCACAAAGACACAGATTATCAGACGTAAGCTTGACATTGAGCTAATTGCGTGTGCTGATGAATATTTAATGGATCTTGAAGACTGTGACCGTGTGGTGAGCATTCAAGAAGTCTGTGGGTATGAGGTGTTAAGGAAAGAACCTTGTGCTATGCCAGTTTGCAGCGGACACTACATTTGGTACGTGTCGCCAAATAGCTTAAAAGTTAGCCCTACGCCTGTTGAAAGTGGGAACAAGTTAAGGGTTGTGGTGTCCGTTGCGCCAACACAAGATTGTTGTGAGTTAGATGCAGTGCTGTATCAGAACTACAGAGAAGCAATTATTGACAAGGCACTAGCCATGTTATATCGCATTAAGCAGGCACGTTGGTTCGACTTAAATCTCGCGACAATTCACGAAAAAGATTATAAACAAGCTATCGTCCAAGCTGGTGCAGACAGACTGCTAGGTGTGAGACGAGGTAAGATTCGATTAAGATCAGGTGGTATTTATGGCTAATTGTGGTTGCAAACCGTGCAGTAAAGAAATGCCGGAAAGTAAAACCAAGTGTAAGCAGTTCTCGCTCTGTGTAGGAAACAAATCACTGCACTATGACGGGAACTGTTTATTTGTAACAGACAGAAAGTATAAGATCCCAGACGGCACTTATACGGCTATTACTTTCAAAGATGGTTGTATCACCGGTGTTGACAAATCGCCATTGCCTATTTATACGGTTACAGGAGGGCGTAGCGAGCCATTAACTGTCGCAGAAGGGACAGGTAACTTAGCGGTAATTTCTGGTAACAAACTGACCGTGGACCCAGTGTGGAAAACAACTAACACCGTAAATGTAGGTGGCGTAGGTACATCAGCTAACCCATGGAAAGCTGAAGTTGTACTAGCTAACCAGCACAACCGAATTGTTGCAACCGAGCACGGCCTTAAAGTTGAGCTAGAGTTTGGTTCATCTGACACGGTTAAACTATCTGGATCAGGTACAGTTGCCGACCCGTACAAGTTCGCAGTGGATAAACTACAAGCTACACTACCTGAAGTAAATAAAGCTGAAGTATTAGGTAATGGGTTTACCATTACGAAAACAGGTTTATTCAAAACAACAAACCAAGACTTGGAGTTGATCACAAACCTTCAGTTTTCAACCCCAGCATTGACAGCCACAAACGCAGGTGTGGCGACAGTAATCAGTTTACATGAGGACGAATTAGTTACGGCAATTATCGCAAGTCCTACCGCTTTGCAGAAATTGAAAACAGCACTAGGAATCTAATATGAACTTGTTGTACAAGAACTTCAAAGGCCTAATGCCACGCTATGACGACCATCTCTTAGGAGATGGTTTTGCCACAACTGCGGTTGATGTAAATTTATGGCACGGCACGTTACGTCCGTTTCGTGAGAAGAAACTTTGTCATGCAATCAAGAAAGCAACTAAGTCTGTATTTTATGATAACTGCTGCTGGAAAGAATTTGACAAGTGCGTTGAATTTACACGTATGAATACGACGTGCGGCAGACAAGTTGTGACAGGGTTGTTCGATTATCCGGCCACTGCGTGTTCCGACGAGTGCAATCCGAAATGGATTCGCCTAGGCCTACCTTCACCAAAAGGTACATTGACAGTTGAACGGCTAGATCCACTAAAAGATATTCAACATTGCTATGCAGAGAATTTAATTGACGCAATAGACTACCAACGTGTGTCACGTTCATATGTATATACTTACGTAAATAGTTGCTGTGACGAAGGTCCACCTAGCAGACCAACAGAGCTTGTCGATGTTGATGACGGCGGTAGAGTAATGTTGAGCGGATTCACAACACCAGCACCTGAATATGGTGTAGAGAAAGTGCGAATTTATCGCCTTGCGAGTGGTTTTGACCAAACTAATACCTCGATTGATAATTTCATGATTGAGGAGAAAAATGCTCTAAGTGAGTATTACTTAGTTGCCGAGATTAACATCACTGACGCAGCGTACGTAGATGACAAGCATGATTATGAACTTGGTTATGCACTTGAGACGCAGGAATATGCAGAACCACCTAAAGATTTACGTGACATTGTCACAGTTGACGGTACACAGCTTGCAGGGATTACGAGTGGTAACAAGATTAGATTCTCTACCCCTAACTTCCCTCATGCTTGGCAAGAAGCAGATGAGCTTACAATACCAGATACTGCTCAAGCGTTAATTGAGTTTAACCATAACGTCATTGTTTTAACCTGTGGTGCGGTGTATTTAATTGAGCCAATCGAAGATTGTAAAACAGTCGGCTGTCGCAGAGTACGTAAGACGATAGAGGACTACCCTCTGGTGAGTTGTTGCGGTGGTCATGGTTATGCGTTGACACCTAAAGGGGTGGTTTACGCGTCTATTGAGGGGTTGGTCTTAACTGACGGTATACAAGCGACTAATATCACGTCACCCTACTTCGCACCTGATGATTGGCAATCTTTGCACCCTGATCGTATGAGTGTTGCGTACAACAGAGATAGTATCTATTTCTTTAGTGACGTGGCTGGATATTGTCTACAATTCCCAGTGAGTTTAGCGAGTTGGGATAACTCTCATCTTATCGCACTTTCTGATCGTCCACAGTTTGCCTTTGGTGCAAACGACGAGCTATATCTCGTAGAAAAAGACGGGGTGTATCGCTGGGATAGAGGGGATAAATTCCGTCCATACAAATGGGTAGGTAAGAAAGAGATTTCCCCAACACAGATAAACTTTGCTGGTGCGAAAGTAAGCCGTTATAATAACGGTGATGTGACGTTCAGACTAACTGGCGACAACATCTTAATCAAAGAGTATCAACCAGTGGAGACTGAGAAGTTCCGTTTACCTAGTGGTCGTAGAGACGTAGAGTTTCAAGTAGAAATGACAGGTACTGCGGAAGTTTATCAAGTTGAGTTATCCACAAGTTACAGAGAGTTAGGCACGGTATGAAAGTACAAACAGTAAAATTCCCACAAACCCCAGAAGCAACCTTAGAAGAAATCCACTCGTTACGTGGATTGCTAGATAAGTATCACATGGAGCAATTCGGTACAGCCGACGTACTCCCGTCAGAAATGTTGGCGATTATGTGGCACTCTGCACAGATTGACTTCATTGAAGCATTAAATGACGCTGACGAACGCGTAGGACTAATGATGGTGAGTATCTATTCTAAAGTTGACGGCACTCGCGGTGCAAACATTATGGCAGCGTACGTAGAGGAAGACTACAGATCGCAAGGTGTATTTAAGCAAATGCTTAGTCTGGCCAAAGTAGTGTACCGTGCGAGAAATATCCTTACCTTAGACTTAACTGTTCCACTACAAGTAGATGCGAGCTGGTTCGGTAAGGAACACACAAAAACGTACAGATTGGAGTTATAGTAAATGGGCTGGCAAGAAGTTCCGATTAGTGGTAGTTCGTCTACCTCACCAACTGGTACACCTGGTGCTGCGGTAACCCCGCCAGCACCTGTAAGTACGAGTAACATTCCGGAAGATAAGTTCCCTGGTGCACTGAACACTGGGTGGACTGACTATTACCAATGGGCCAGCAAAGACTATAGTGCATGGAGTTCTGCGTTTGATGAAGCAGAATCAGCACGAATCGAAGAAAGTAGAAGATGGTTAGAGTACTACAATACGGTGTATTCAGAAGATATGTCGTGGTGGAAGAAACTAACCATGTTCGCCTTAAATGGTGTACAACTATGGGCGTTGTGGAAGCAGTTTCAACAACAACGTGACTTGGCCGATAAAACACATGATATCGCGGAGCGTGTTCAGAAGATTGCGGAAGAACTATTCTCCTTTTACAAAGAGACGTACTACCCACATGAGATTGCATTGAGTAAACAGACCAATGGTTACTTCGAGAACCCATACTGCGCTAACTATTCAGCTACAGGCGACAAGTTTGATAACAACATGAAGTTAGCATTTCGTGCGGCACGTGAATCAGTAACAAGATGCACAAGTTCTATCTGTGCTCCGTTTACTGACAGTGATAATCTCTCTTGGGAGATCGAGCAGATGCAAGCGAGAGGTAATGCTCGCAACGGTGCTTATCGCTATGAAGAACTTCGCAAGGACACCAAAGATAACAAATGGCTTGAGCTTCGCATGAAGTTCATTCAGATTGGACGTAACGTTTCTCAAGATGGCCAGAACGGTATCATGAAAGCGTTTAATACGTTTAGTAGTTTCGGGGCAGACCCTGGTGCTGCACTTAGTCAAATGCTAGGTGTACTATCTAACACTGTAGGACAAATGATTTCTTCGCCTACCGCACCGAAAAGCGATTTATCGCAACTTAAATCAAGTAATCTGTTGTATCAACCGTACTTTGGTAACGTTATGCAGTCTGGTGACGTACAACCTGCGAAGACTCAGAAGATTACATATACGGGGTAATAACACATGGTAGCGTTTACACTCACGAACTATCAAGCCCTAGCACAAGCACAAGGCCAAGAATACGAGAAGGCACTTAAAGCACGGGTAAAAGAAGAGTTTGACAAGAACAAGGAGAACCACTCCAAGTGGGCGAGCAAGTTCTCCCAAGCTGAATCCGAGCGTCGCAAGGAAGAGACCAACTGGCGTAAGTTCTACGCGAAGGTTTACAAGGAAGAAAACTCGTGGTTGAAAGAAACTGCGTTTTATATCCTAAACGGCATTCAACTTTGGGCTTTAACCCAACAATACCAGCAACAGAAAGAGATTGCTGACCGTGTTTATGACCTAGCTAACCGTCAACAACGTATAGCGGAAGAGATGTACAGCCACTACAAAGAGCAGTACCAGTCTCACGAAACAAACTTAGGCAAGCAAATCAACAACTACTTCGCCAACCCATATCGTCCGCAGTATGATACTACCGCAGGGCGATTCGTCGTAAATGCGAGAGCACAGATGACAGGTAAAAGACGTGAGGTATTGATGTGTGCCAGTCAGTATTGCACAGGTGCAACGAAGACTGCGCTACGTGACTTAGCGATCCGTGAAGCTAATCTTGTAGGCAACGCAATGAACAGTGCGGTTAAATACGAGAACCTACGTGAGCAACGCATGGAAGACAAGTGGTTACAAGTTCGCTTAGCATTTATTCAAACAGGACGTGGTGTTTCAGGTCAAGCAATCACTGGTATCGACGGTGCATTGTCTGCGTTTAGTAGATTTGGTGCAGACCCAGGTGCAGCGTTAAGTAACTTGTTAGGTACGGCTGCATATACAATAGGTGGAATAATTCCTTCACCGAGTTATAATAGAGCTGCTCCGATTGTAGAAGCAACACCAGCTTATAGCCGTGGGTCAGCGACGACGCCACGATATGTTTCATCAGTATTGAAAGGATAATTTATGTTTATTGTATCTCCAACCAAAGGTGGCTATCGCGGTGACGTAGTAAATAGCGGCTTCCGTCAAGGTCGTCAAGATGCCTACCGTGATTACATCGACAATTTCAACTTCGCATTGAAGGCTGACGCAGCTAACAATGCAGAGAATCAAAAACAGGTAGAGCGTATTGCGAACAACTATGCGCTACAAAACCAAATGCGACAAGGTGCTCGTAACGAAGCACTTAATTTCGTGAATGACAGCGCTAAAATTGACGATGCATTGACGTCAGCAGATATTAGCTTCGTGAAAAATGCCGAGCTACGTAACCCAGAAACTGTTCGTCAGTTAGGTGAATCACAGGCTACTCAAGTTCGTGCGACACAAAACGCTAACGAAAACAACGCTGCATATAAAGCAAATACTGCGCAAACTATGGTTGAGCAACAACCGATCGAAGCCAATGCACGTAAGGCTAAGTTAGAAGCGAGTACAGTTGCGAGTGAGTTCAGCAAACAGAAAGGTTCACTAGGTTTAGACTCTACTAACTGGTTATCTACCTATGGTGGTGAGAAAGGGTACGAGCCATACATTGATAGCCTTGTAGATTCACGTGCTAACGAATTAGTCGCAGAAGCACAACAACGTGGCGAGGTACTTGACCCGAACGAAGTTAAGCAACAGTTAGCGTCTGACCCACAGTTTATCCGTGACGGCTATGCAGAGTACCAAAAAGTGCTATCGCAAGCGCAGAACCAACACAACCTAAGCGATGGTTACTACACTGACCAAAACGGTAACCCGGTTAACGCTCGTTATGGCTCACGCGGAAGAACTGCGACAGGTGGTGAATCAACAAGTAGCACAGGCAGACCACAACAAAAGGCATACAAAATGGGTGAAAGCTTCCAGTCTTTTAAAGAGACTACACCGCATGAGTATGTTTCTGAAAATGCGATTCGCAGTGGCAACACAATCTATTTTGCGAATGGTCAGATGATCACTTTCCCTGAAGGTACAAATATGGAAGAAAAGGTGAAAGAATACGCAAACTATGATATGATTAGAAACGTTGAACAACCGAAACAGAAATAGGTAAACCAATGGCAAAACAATTAGAGAATTACTTAGAAGACAAGAACGTTCAAGCGTTCTTAGCTCTTATCCGTGATACAGAGGGTACAGCGAAAGGTGCTGACCCTTATCGCGTTTATGGTGGTAGTGCGAAAAACCAAATTAAAGACTTGTCTAAACCAGACTTTAAACGCTGGGGTTTCACTCAAACTGACGGTAAGAAAAACACTTCGTCTGCGAGTGGTGCGTACCAGTTCTTAGAACGTACATGGAATGGATTAGCAAAAGAGCACGGCTTAACCGACTTCTCTCCCCGTTCACAAGACTTAGGTGCAATAGCGCTACTTAAACAATCTGGCGCACTTGATTCAATCGTGAAAGGTGACTTTGATACTGCAGTCAAAAAAGCTAACCGTATTTGGGCTAGTTTACCTGGTTCACCGTATGCTCAACACACTCGCAGTAATGATTATGTAGCACAGTCACTTGCGAAACACTTAGGTGAAGATGTGGACTTAACCAAATACAAAATGCCAGCAGGTGCACCTAGCCCAAAGCAGGAAGCACCGACGAGCAAGACAGTATCGACTTCGCCTTCGGTGCAGGACAAAGTGACGGAGACGCTCCAAGAAGTAGCGGTGAACGTAGCGACACCAATCGCGGAGAAAGCAGTCAAATCGTTAGCCGTGAACCTGTTCAGCAAAGTCTTGGATTTGTTCCTACGGAGGTAGCACAGCTAAATGACGGATCGCAAATTGTCCCAGAGAACCAAGCGGAGAGTGCGTTCCTTCAACACGTGGCGAACAACCCTACCCGTACAGATGAAGAAAAAGAGCATATCGCAAAAATGGGCGCACTTCTTGGCCCAGATAAGTTCGACCTAGACTTCACTGCACAACAACGCGCTCAACTCCCTACCGAGTTGGACGAACCATTAAGACGAATGATTAGAGAAGTATAAACATGGGAAAATACGACACGATCCTATTCGGTGAGAGCGGAACAGAAAAACCGCAGTATCAATCGAAATACGACAATATCTTATTCGGAACTACTACACAGCCAGCAGAGACCACTGCTGGCGAAGTCGTATCTGAAACACAGGAAAATTCAGAAGATCCATTAGCGGGTTTACCGCAGCAAGAAACCAAGAAAGACTTTAATTCTCTCTTAGGTGATTACGGTATTTCCGCAGAGTACGGGAATAAAATTTCATACGACGACCTTAACGCTCGCCTGAAAGCGGATAACGTACCTACAGATGTTCGCAGAAACTTACAGCAAGAATGGTTTAAGGGTTATCAGAAGTATATCGACCGTCTACAAGATGGCGACGAGAAGAAAGCACACCAAGAACACCTCAAAGATCTATCAGAGCGTCCTTCTACCTACTTGGAGAACACAGTTGTAAATGCTCTCGCAGAAGGTGCTAAACGTGGTATTGTTGGAACAGAAGCAGCAGCTGAAGGTGTTAAGAACTTAGCGACCAGCTATGTTGATCTATCAGATGAAGAACTACTTGCGAAGTATTACCCAGAGTTGGCAGAGCAGGTTAAGAAAGCGGGTGGTGTAGATCAATTACGTCAAATTGGTATGGCCACTAAACTTCAAGATGAAGACTTATCAGGTATGGGTACGACTGCGTTACATGGTTCAACACCGGAACAACGAGAGTTAGGCACTAAACTACTTAATGCTCTCGCAGATGCTCGCGCACAAGATGCACTAAATCGTACTGACAAAGAAGGCGAAGAAGTTGTTTTAGAAGATGGCACGGTTAAGAAAATGTCTAATCTTCAAGCGACCGACTATTACAACAAAGCACATTCTCGCATAGCAGGTGAAGATGAAGCCGCGAAAGAGTTTAATGAAGATGTACTTAAATCACTTGCAACAGCTAACGGCTGGAAGCACCTGATTAACGCAGGCGCACAATCTGCTGCGCAAAACGTCCCTACACTTGTCGCTGGTACAGCGGCTGCGTTTGTATCTGCACCAGTTGGTATCGCAATCATGCAATCTGGTAACATCACCGACCAGCAGCTACAAGGTATTCAAAATCTAGCTGACAAAGAATACAAAAAGTTACACGGTGAAGATGCGAACGTAACTGACCTATCGTCTGCGGACTACCTAAACTTCCTAACCGACTTAGCTAAAGAAGGCAAAGTATCTGACAAAGCGGCAGAGAGTTTCAAAACTGGTTTCGCGATGACTTTAGCGGAGCAAGCCACTGGCGGTGTAGTAGGTAAATTAGGCTCTAAACTCGCTGGTATGTCTGCGAAGACATTGGCCGGAAAAATTGCATCAACCGCAGGTGCGCTAGGTATCCATGCAACCGACGAAGGTTGGCAAGAAGTATCATCGCAGATCGTAGAGAATGTAAGTAAAGGTAAACCGTGGAACGAAGGGTTAACCCAAGCATTTGTACAAGGTACGTTCTCACTTGAGGGTGTTGCACAACACACAGCAAAAGGTATCGGTAAATTAAAAGAAATTCGTGACGAGCGTACGCAAAATCTGGAGAAAACGACGGAGCAAAACCTTGCAGAATCTGCACAGCTCACAGAGGAAAAACCAGTTGAACAACCAGAAGCAGAGCCTACCGTTGAAGAAATCAACAATCAACTCACAGATGTACGTGAAGACCAAGATGTTGAGGTTAATCCTACACGTGAGCAACTACTAACAGAGTATGACGCAATCACAAATGCGATTGGTAAAGGTGAACCAACACCTGAACAAGCACAACGTATCGCTGAAATCGAGGATGAGTTTACTACCCAAGAAACAAATGATAAAGGTCAGGCTGTAACCCGTAATGACTTTGCGAAGACATACCGTGACTGGCAAACTGGTCAAGGCGAATTCGCGCAACCACAGGACACGATAGATGAAAGTAGAACTGATAATCGAGATGGCTCGCAAGATGTTGACGGGCAGTCTAACGAACAAGGAGCTGTTGTCTCTGACACCAGCGCAACGGAACACAGTGGTCAACCT